GGCTAGAATCGTGCGGTAATCGTAGGCTTGCGAGAAGGATAGATTAGAGTCTGTTCCCGCCCACGAACTGCGGGCTACCATTTGAAACTGCGAAGGTCTTCCAATTGCTGTATTATTGGAGTAAGTGACTGCCTGGGATAGCTGATTGATCGTGTACTCTGCGGAACGGTAATAACCTGCCTCGGGAACTTCTTCGTAATTGGATGGATTGTACGAACCTGTTGCACCAGCAGTGTATTTACAGCGAATGCCACTGGGTATATGAGGATCATAAAGCTGAGTGGTTCCCTGTGGTCGCACACCTCCGGTTAATTCAAATGTTGCGGAAGTGATCGTATTTGCATTAGTCTTTGTGACAGAGTCCAGGAAAATCTCGCCATACTGCCCGACCATGACCCGTCCTGTTTTAGAGGAGTTGGCAGAGCCTGTATCGTTGGAATTAAATCCAATAGATTTGTATTGTAAAGCCGCAGTAGACGTTGAACTTGCAAGCAAACTGCCATCAAATATTGTTTTTGTTACCGTACCAGAGGTATTGCTTGTCAGTAGACCTCGAGAATAGCCTTGGATTAAGCCACTCGAAGATGTGATTGCTCCGTATTTGGGGAACTGGGTCAAGATCCCTGCGGTCGTTTGCGTGTCTTTCCAGACCTGAATGTAATTAGCATCAACCAGCGTTGTCACATCGTTCGCAGTGAGCGTTACATTGCCGGATCGACCATTGAACGTATTCGTGATCGTCTGCGTGCTTGCCAAATAACGTGAATCAGCATATCCTCTGGTTAGGATCGAGTTTGCCCCATAGAGCAATGTCAGGGTTGTCGGCATCAAGAGAGTAGCTAAAGCATGCGTCCCGTTATTGGCAAGCTGGATTCCAACTTGGTCGTCAGAATTCTGACTGGTCAAACTAGTCGAAGTTGAATTCCCTGTCAGATCGCCAATCGACCCAGAAATCATGGACAATTGAGTCCGCTGATTCGAATGAGTGTCGCCCGGCGCAAATGTAACTTGTATGTTGTCTCTCTGGGCGTATAACTGGCTGAGACTGTTGACTGCGAGGTCAGACGAACCAAGAAAAACACCCGATTCCGAAACTTCCAGAAAATGCTCGTCGTGCAAAGCGTTTGTCGATGTTGTGAGGCAAGCCAATCCAACTTGAAAAGAGGCTGGCTCCGCACCGTTTGTGGTACTGTAAAAACCGTTGTATTGCTTCTTCGTGTACGACCCGCTGGTATAAACCTGAACATCACCTCTCACCCAATTCGTGCCGCTAATCAGCGTGCTATTGGTATGAGTGATATTTGCCAGCGAGGTTTGCAATCCATCAGTTAAACCTACGACATTCCCATTAGCCTTTTTCAGAAAGACCTTACCATCTGCTGTATTTACAGCCAACTCACCCGCCGACAAACTGCCAGCAGAAGGTGTTGCACCAGATGTGGAGGATCGCTTTAACTGGATGGTCTGAGCCATTATCAGAACGTACCCCCATCAATTGTCGTTGATGTGCCAAGGATATCCGTTCCAATCGCCAACCCTAAATTTGTTCGAGCCGCCGATGCCGTTGTAGCACCAGTGCCACCATAAGCCACGCCAACCGCTGTTGCTTGCCAAATACCAGTAGCAATTGTGCCGACCGATGTCAGGCTTGATCCCGTAATTCCACTGCCCAGCGTACTGGATGTCAGCACCGAAACACCATTGATGCGGTATTCTTTGCTAGATGCAATCGAGACATGCTCAGAGATCGTCCAAGCACCTGTAGCCGAAAACCAGTTGATCGTTTTGTCAGTTGCGCCTTTGAGGGTGATACCACCGCCGTCAGCAGTCGTATCAGTGGGCGTTGCAACTGCACCCAGCTCAATATTCTTGTCGTCTACGTTGACTGTCGTCGAATTAATTGTGACCGTTGTGCCGTTGACCGTGAGGTTGCCTGTGATCGTTGTGTCACCAGAAACAGCCAGCGTGCCTGTAACCGATGGATTTGTATTCGTCAGTGGCGTATAGGTCAGTGCCGTTGTCACATCCGAGGATGTGAGCGTCACATTGCCTGTACGAGTGTTGAACGTGTTGACCACATTGGTCAGATTGGATAATTTGCTGGTCACAAACGCTGTCGTTGCAACTTTGGTGCTGTTATCCGATCCAGTCTGGGTTACGGCAACTAAATTGCCTGAGAACGTCTTGTCGCCACTGACCGTTTGCGTTGAGCTAAGAGTTAGAAACGCCCCCGGCCCAGCAATAGCCAATATCGACGAGGCTGATCCTGCCGTGTCGCCAAAGCCATAATATAGGGTGTTGTCAACTTCGTTCATCGCAAGCTCGGCGTTGAGCAGGCCTGATGGCGCACCTGTTGCACCCGATGTTCTTCGCTTGATTCGGATTGGATTTGCCATCAGAAATTTCCTCCGTCAGTGACAACTGACTGCTTGATGTTTGCCCATTTGCTGATTGATTGGTTGTAGCTGAGTAGATCGCCTTGCGTTAGGCTGGATAGCTGGACATCGCCAAGGCTTGCTAAATTCGAGCCTGCTGCCCCGGTTTGCCCCGGCTGCCCTTGTGGGCCTGTCGCCCCTGTGTCGCCCTTTGAACCCTTCTCGGCAACGCATACCGAAACCCGATACGTATCCTGAACGGGGGCTTGAACGCTCACCTGATTTGTAGGAGAGACAACAACATTCACAGGAGGTTCGAGCCGAACCCTGACTTGGATTGGATCAGCCACGGGGGATCACCAGGAAATTGCCAGCGAGACGGGTTTTCGTGATATCACCATCTGTGAACGTCATCCACCACTTGTAGCTACCAGCACCAGCAGCAGTCGTCTGACTGTCTGACCACGTTACCGTAACCTTCCCTGTGGTGGAGTTAGCCGAGGTCGTTGCGTTGTAGGTCAGGTTGGAGGTCTTGAACGCTGCCGCAAATGTCATGTTGGCTATGCTGATCGTGCTGGAGCAGTCCGTTGCGGGAGCAACCGTGACCACCATCTGCACATCGTCTCCGGCGACTGCCGAAATATTGAGCGTTGCTGGGAGTTGGATGAAATCTGGCATCCTTAGGAGACCTCCTCGATGTCTGTCCAACCCTCGCGTGACTCGTATTCTTCCAGTTCTGCCAGCAAGCTCACATAAGACTGGACTAAAGCCTTGTTCACCCCTGATCGACTGGGAGACAGGGAATCGCTATTGCGTTCGCCCTCGATCTTGGACCGTTCACCTGTGCTGGCAGGAACCTTTACCGACCCGATGTTATCGCCTTCAGAAACCGTTGTTTTAGCTGGATCAGCCTGGGGTAGAATCTCGTTGCGAATTTCATCCCTAGCGATCCCAAGCGAGTCAGCATCTGGTGAATCAGATTTGCCGTAGCCAACGATATCGCGAGACTCATTAATAGTGATAACTCCACCACCGAGAAGGCGAATCGCGCGATTGGCTGCAATCTGTTCACGGTCATCAAGCTCCTCAACTGGCGAATAATCAAATGTGAACTTGATTCGACCGGACCTCACGTCATCAGGATCTTCAAAGTCGATCAACAGCTGGTGCGTCATCTCATCCGCAAAGACCTTCTGCAACGGAATCAACCCGTGGACGTATGCTGCCCTGATGGCATCTGCGTAGGTTCCGTATGCACCCGTGTTGTCTGTGTTCAGCCCCAGAACCGATGTGTTCAACCCCATTGCCGCGAGAACCGTAGCCTGTGCCGACTTGGGAATCTCTACCAGACCGATCTCTTCCGGCGTGAATCCCATCTTGTGCAGCTCGTAAGCACCCGTCAAAACGGTGGGGTCTCCACGCTGGTCACCTGTGAGGGCATCCTTGAGCCGAGATTTGATCGCCTTGGCGTCGTCCTCTGAGACCGTGAAATCACCCTTGGGGGTAGCAATCAGCCCAGGAACCGCAAAATTGCGAAGCAGAGAGGCTGTGTAGGTGGACGCCTCGTTTAAAACTGCAATCTCACGCACATGGGCGAGCAGAGGACTCCAGCCGACCCGATCCTGATCCATGTCGATATAACGCCGGATATGAATCACCCTGTCCGCAGGAACGTCCAGCATCTTCCCGTTGATGTTGTATCGCCAGGCTGTGAGGTAATCTGATCCGTCCGTTGGAAAGAGGGGAGAAACCTTGTCAGCCCTCCAGATCTTCAGTTCAACTGGCTCGCCCAGGCGATTTTTGATCTTCTCGATCCAGACATTGCCGTAACAGCTTGCGTCCCTGACGTATGCACCGACAAACGCTGCTTCACCCACATAAGGGTGAGGACGACGTAACAATGTCAACGCAGGGTGGTTATGGATCGGATCTTCGATTCCTTCGTCATCCACTCGCACCACTTGTAGATTCGGGACGGACCAGTTTCTGGCAAGCCAGTCGATACCGGAAGCTACTGTGGAGTTCTTCCATAAACCCTGGATAAGCATTTCCGTGTAATCGTACGTTGTTCCTGGCAACCAAACGCTATACGGGCGATATCCACCACCCATCCCACCCCAACCGGAGTAGGGCGTTTTGCCGCGAAACAGCGATTTGAACGATCCGTATAATCCCATATACATATCATAACATAAGCAGATGTGCATAACAAGATGGGAGTGAGGGGGAGGCTACTGATCGCTAATATTTGACCAATTCTTCCCTTTAGCGATATTTAGTATGTGAGATCTGCTTGATCGCGGAAGACCAAATTTCCTTGCTATTCTGACGCAGTCTACTCCGTTCCCCCAGAGCCTCCTTATCTCTTGTATGTCGTTCTTTGTGAATTGGTTGCATCTCCTGTTTTGCGATTGCTCCTGCCGTGTCGCCCACCGACAATTTTCAGGCGTGTAATGCCCGTTTACGTCAATACGATCTATGGTCAGTTCGCTGGAATACCCGCTTTGCAAAGCCCAGTCGCGAAAACACTCATACTTCTGCCATTGCTCACATACAGTAATTCCGCGATCACCATAGTGCTTGGATGTGTGTTGACCCGGTCTACACCTTTGCCTCATGCCAGACCATGTGGTGTAAAGTCTTTCGCCTGATCTGCCGTCTCCTGGTCGACCACGATTTAGACATCCACATGACTTTTTAAAACCATGCCGAACGTTTCCTGGTGTTGATTCAAACTCTGTGCCGCAATAGCCGCATTCATACAGGTTCTTCTTGCCGCCGCCGGGAGTCTGCGATGTGAACGTCTTGATTAACTTCGGAGCGTTTTGCGTGTTCTCGATCAGGTCAGGCTTTAGAGGTCGGCCCAGTCTGCAACTTGACACTTTGCGTTTCGTCGTAGGTTTTGGGCCACGTTTAAGGCATCCGCATGACTTGGTGATTCCGTGCCTGATGTTTCCAGGCGTACATTCGAATTCTGACCCGCAAAACCCACATTGATACAGGTTGATCTTAATGCCCGACGAGTAGGATCTTACGGCTTCTCTAACAAGAATCGGTTCCATGAAACCTCCTTTGGCTGAACCTCATTTTATCATGTACACGCAAAAAAAGTCTTTTTTATTTTAAAAAATTCTGAGGGTTGTCTTTAGTGCGTGCATGGCCGACACGCCTGGGGCGGCGGCTCCGAAAAAATCGCGAAAAACCGTAACAAAAACCAAGTGTCCGAATGGAATGGAACGTCCTGGAAATCAAACAAGTAGGCCCTGTCCAGTGGACAGGGCTCGCAGCTTCATCATCAAACAAGTAGGCCCTGTCCACTGGACAGGGCTCGCAGCTTCATCATCAAACAAGTAGGCCCTGTCCAGTGGACAGGGCTCGCAGCTTCATCATCAAACAAGTAGGCCCTGTCCACTGGACAGGGCTCGCAGTTTATTCTCGTTTTGGTTGATTCAGCCACCATACCACAATCATAACCACTAGATCACAAGCGATTATGAGTAGTTCCGCAATGATGATAATCATTCTCCTAATGTCCGATCATAGGTAAGTGGATTAACGCCCTTGATTCTACTCTTATCTTTCAAGACTAGTACGGTTCCTTTATCACGTAAAAACGTCAAGTCATGATCGTCACCGTCAACAATATACAGTCCACCGATTCCAGCGCGATAGATTCCAGATACTCCAGACAATTCCTTATAGAGTGGTTTGGAGACTACTGCGCTACATCGGACGTTTTCAATCGTCGCTATTCTGTGGATATCCTCAAACGAATGTTCTGCAGCGACAAGCGAAAACGTTAGATGATAGTTTGTAGGCAAGACCCCAGACACTCGACGATAGATTTTAGTGTAATCGTAGAACGTGATATCTGGACAGTTTGCGAACAATTCGGGATGTCTGATCTCATACGCAATGTCTGAAAACGCATTAAGTCTAACCGCGCCGATTCGGCCGGTCTTGTCGCATAGGCTCTGGAAATTGGTTAACTCTCTGGACAATTGCGCAATAAATTCAGACCGGAAACGCGCGTAGTACAACGTCCGGTAGTATTTGCCGATGATGGAATTATCAAAACGATTCCGGCCGGCGCTAATACCGATACAATGTGTTTTACAGTGATTGTGCCTGGGACATACGTTAACGCCTGAATGATCAGCAGGAAGTAAAGCAACATACGCGCTACGATATTGTGGATAGAGTTTATAGGATTTTGCAAGCTTCGTGTTTGAAGTCTCTGCCGTACATAAAATGGAATTCCTTTGAAAGTGCATGATCAGATCATGATCAGAAATTTCGGGAAGATTGATTGTACCGCCCGTATAGATTGATTGTGCCGATACTGTGGACATTAGATCGATTCCCTATCTACTGTTGACATACTTAGCGGAGACATTCTCCGCCTGAATGGATTATCGGTAGGTCCGCATATATTTTCAAGTGTATTTTGACAAGATCGACCTAGATCGTAAGTCACTGGCCTGGCTGGCCTTTGGGGCGATTTCTGGGGGCTGGCTGGCCCCCTGGAGGGGGCTGGATGGGCGAGCGTGTGTGTGGGCGTGCTTAGCTATGTGTCACTGTGTCACTGTGTCAGTATGTCAGTGTGTCACTGTGTGGCCTCCTGCCTACTTAGCAGGTGGTCGTAGTTCCGTAAGTGCCACTGTGTCAGTGTGTTATGATTTTGAGCGTGGCAGAATGGCAGAGAAGTGGCAGAAAATGTCAACGACATGGGCGAATGTTGAACAAATTGCAAGGGAGCCAGAAGTCAATAACATTGTGAAATAAAGAACGAAGTTCCGAGCCGGAGGTGCTGAGGTTGCTGGCGGGGTGACGGGCGTGAGCCTAGGGCGAGGGTGCTGGGCTGGCTCATTTAGGCTTAATTAAGCGTAATCAGGCTTGAGGCGAGCTTTTTTAAGAAAAGTGGCAGTGTGTGCAATCACAAATATCGATGCTGCGATATGTATACTATAAGC